AACTACTTGGCAAAGATTCCAAGGCACTGCAACATTGGCTTCTACTGCAACTCAGATTGGACTTAACTTCAACTTTACTCCGACTGGTACGGCTGGGGCTAATGATTATGTAGATGTAACTGGAATTCAGGTTGAACTTGGTTCAGTTGCTACAAAGTTTCAACGTAATGGGGCAACAATCCAAGGAGAATTAGCCGCTTGTCAGAGATATTATCAATCGACAGGTCAAGTAGGACACGTAGCGTACTCATCCGATGGAGTTATGGGCTTTTTATTTCCTGTAACAATGCGCACAACGCCTACCGCGGCTTTTAGTTATGCAGGTACGGCTAATAATACCTATCAAATCCAAACAGGCGTTCAACGTACTCTAACGTCTCCTACGGTAATCGTATCAAGTACAGGAGTAATAAATATGTACGCTTTTACTCCGTCTGGATGGGCGCAGGGAGCAGGAACAGGATTTACTATCCAATGGACACTAAGCGCGGAGTTATAAAATGATTACTTTCAATAAATACACAGACGAAAACGGCGTAGAACAAATCGAAAAGGTTGATGAGTTAGGCAATAAATCTTATGTGCCAAACGACCCAGCCAACTCAGACTATCAACGCTATCTCAACCCAGAAGCGGAACAACCTAATGTCTAAATATCCTTGCAAGTATGATGGTTGCAATGACCAGATGATGATTATGGGGTATTGCGATATTCATTGGCAAGAGGTCAAGGCAACTTGGACCCCAGACCAGATGGAACAATCCACACCAAGTGTGACGAATGAAGCCAAGACTAAGTAAGTCAGCCGTTCAGCTGCGTGAACAGATCGATGATGCCTTCCCGGATCGAGATCGGACTAGCGATGGCTGGATCGGTGACACACGACACGCTGCGCGCAAGTCAGATCATAATCCTGATGAGCAAGGCTGGGTACGTGCCATCGATGTCGATCGTGACTTATCCGGAAAAGCAAAACCGGACATCATGCCCGATCTTGCAGATCAGATTCGACTCTATGGCAAGTCTCATCCTAAGCGAATTAGTTACGTCATATTCGACGGCAAAATCGCATCAGCCAAAAAAGGTTGGGCATGGCGTCCTTATGATGGTAATAAGCACAATCATCACTGCCATATCTCTTTCACTAAAGAAGCCGATGAAGCATCTGATTTCTTTCAAATCCCGTTAATAGGAGGCACAGAATGAACATGAAGAATCCTTACGTCCTAACTGCTGGTGCATTTCTAGCAGCTTGGGCTGGATCTAATTTCGCACTCGATCACAAGGCAATTTTGTTTGCCATTCTTTCAGGCGTATTTGGATATGCCACTCCTAAGAAAAAGTGACAGCAAATGATTGGGCGGGATTCATCCTCGCTATTGCCTCGACGCTTGCTATATTTATTGGCGGTTTGCGTTATTTGGTTCGCGGTTGGTTGTGGACTCTTACTCCGAATGGTGGATCATCTCTCGCAGACCGATTGGCAAGAATAGAGACACGCCAAGAGGACATCTTGGAGTTATTGAAGAAGTAGAGGACACTTATCCACATGGCGAGAAAACCTACTAAGGCGTTAGAGGAACAAGGATACTCAAAACTCGATGCTTACTGCATTGGGCTTCATGAATATTACAAGTCCTTACGCAAAGCAGGCTTTGACGAAGGTTTAGCGTTATTTATGATAACTGACGTTCAATCGTATCCAGGATGGATTCTGCCTGACCCAATCGATCCCGAGAAGTTTGGGGATTACGAGGACGACGACGAGGACTAAATGACAGTCAAAAGGATCGCTTGGATCTCAGATATTCAGGCACCATTCTTTCATGAAGCAGCAGTCAAGAATTTAGGCAAGTTTTTAAGGGCTTACAAGCCTCATCAAACTATTTGTATCGGCGATGAAATCGATCTTCCGCAGCTTGGTGGCTTTGCTCAATCATGGCAAGAAGTCGAGGGCAACATCGATGAGGATCGCAAACTCACTTTAGAGATCCTCCAATATCTTGGGGTTACTGACGTTGTTGGTTCTAATCACGGCGCTCGCGTTTATAAATCTTTATCACGCAGATTGCCGGCATTTATGAATCTGCCTGAGCTGCGTTATGACAAATTTATGGGCTACGACAAGGCCAATATAAAGTATCACCCAAACGGTTTTGATTTTGCTCCAGGTTGGCATACGTGCCATGGAGATGCTTTCCCATTATCAAACAAGCCGGGTCAAACAGCCCTCAATGGCGCCATGCGTATGGGTAAATCAATCGTGTCAGGACATACCCATAGACTTGGGCTATCTGCCCATTCTGAGGCCTCTGGAGGCCGATACGGCCGTATTGTATGGGGTGTTGAGGTTGGCAACCTTGTAGACCTTTCTAGCCCTGGTATGGGCTATACAAAGGGTTATGCAAACTGGCAGATGGGCTTTGTAGTTGGTACTTTGCATGGTAAGCGTTTCACACCTGAACTTATTCCAATCGATCCAAAAGACGGATCATTTATCTATCAAGGCAAACGCTGGGGCTAAAGGTACAAAGTAGGTCTAAATTTGGCTCTAAATGTACCTTAATGGTCCAAAAGGTAACATTGAAATCGTTATCGTTTCGTTATCTGATAAACGTGTAATTGTCTGCTAAGTGTGAGACCGTAATCCTGTAACCAACCCAGGTTACGGAATCGGGAGTAACAAAATGTCAATACAAATGCCAATGATTATTGTTTTACTTGCTGCTAATGTCCTTTGGTTTATTGTCGGATGGGCAATGGGCTATAAGGAATCTGAAGAAGATCGTAAGTTTATTGTCCAGGCGAGTGAAAATGCGCGCTGATGACATCCTTGACGAAGCCAAAGACCTTATCCAAGACCGAGGCAAAGATTACGGCTTGGCAGCTCTCAATCATCTTCGAATCGCCAAATTGTGGTCAGCCTACCTTGAACGTAACATCGAGCCTCACGAAGTCGCAATCTGTATGGCACTTGTCAAAATCTCACGCCTACAAGAAAGCCCACACCACGCAGACAGTTACAAGGACGGCTGCGCATACCTTGCGCTCGCTGGATCGATTGCATCAACTGATTGGAGTGACCTTGACAGTTATTAAAGCTGCTCCTGGCGTTTGGTGCGATTACTGCAAAGTCAGATATGGCGTCAATTCGATTTTAGGTCAAAAAGGCGCCAGTTACACGGTTATCAGCAATCATCCAAAAAGCCAAGGAGTACGCCGAAACTATTGCAATGCCTGCGCCATCGAGGTTCAGACATGGGCAGACGGTACTGTTTGGTCACTACCGGAACAAACCGAGTATTTAATGAAACAAGAGGAGTTACCAAGTGTTTAATTTGGCAGATTATGAAACGGTTGAATCAAGGCTGGAGAAGTTTATAAAGGACTTCCCGGATTTCAGAATATCGACGGAATTGGAGTCATTTCAAAATGATCGATTTATTGTTAAAGCATACTTATATCGAACTTTTGCAGATAGCGTTGCGTTTTCCACCGGATACGCTGAGGAGAAGGTTACTGATCGCGGTGTTAATTCAACTTCAGCGCTGGAAAATTGCGAGACTAGCGCGATCGGTCGGGCGCTTGCAAATGGCGGTTACGCAGCTAAAGGTAAGAGACCATCTAGAGAAGAAATGAGCAAGGTTGAACGCCTTACAGCCAAGGACATAGCCAAGGCTAAAGAAGTACCGAGTTTCGCCACAAAGGAAGAAGCACTAGCTGCTGATCCTTGGTCGAATGAGCCGATTTATGGCGATCTAAAACAACCTGAAGCAATCAGCGCAGCTGAGGCGATTGCCAACGTTGAAAACATTCTTGGAGTTCAAAATCATGAAGAATGTGAGCATGGAGATATGCGCTGGAAAGAGGGCGAGAAGAATGGTCGCGCTTGGGGCGGTTTCTTTTGTCCAGGCGGAAATGTGGCACCGGGTCAAAATTGTCCTACTCGTTGGTACAACCTTGGATCATCAGGCAAATGGGAACGTCAGAAACTAAGGAGCGTTTGAAATGGGATTTGTTGAAATCAACGTCAATGGTCAATGGATGAATTTGATGTCAATGTCAGTACGTTGTCAATTATGCAATGAGGAAGTAATCATCGCTCACTTGGCTACTGTTGAAAATACAGATATGCCAAATAATGCTACCTGGACCTGCAAGAGATGTCATTCAGTCAATGGCTAATCATCGCAAAACAAGAGGCTATCGGACTCAAAAGGTTATAGCCGATTATTTGAAACAATGGTGGGAATATGCCGATACTGCTGGCGGTGGACGTCAGGGCGAGGACATTCTCAACATTCCAAGCATCTCGATCGAGGTAAAGGCAAGAAGTGATTTCCAACCCTTAGCCTGGATCAAACAATCAGCTTCAAATGCCAATGGAAAATTGCCAATCGTGATTATGCGTTGCAATGGTCAGGGCGAGGACGTAGGCGAATACCTGGCTTTTATGAAAGTCAAGGATCTGATGCCTATTGTCGCCAATAAAGCGCCAAGCCACGAGATTGTCAGATGCGACCAAGATGGAACATACTTATTCAAAGGAATGGAGTGTCCAACGTGCCGATCTATGAATACAAATGCGTCAAATGCCAAATAGCAATGGAGATCGAAAGATCAATACATGAAGAAGCAGATCCGATCTGTTGCGGTGAATCTATGCGTCGAGTCTATGGGACGTTTGGAATTCAATTCAAAGGCGATGGATGGGGACACCAATGACACGCCGTATTTCACGCTCAGTATTTGACAAGGCTGGTACGCTATCGACGCAGAGCCCATCAAGGGCTCACCGCGACCCGCTGAGGCGGGTAGGTCGCGGGGTGCTAGTTGCTATTGGGATAACTCTGTTTACACCGGCTTATGCCGGTTCACCTGATGTGGTTAAACAATTAACACCACAAGATTATGCAGCTACATTATTAGAAGATGAACGACAGATGAACTGCCTGGATAAACTGTATACAAAGGAATCTAATTGGAGATCAGATGCAGTCAATGGATCTCATTATGGAATACCACAAGGACGATCTGATTACTTAAAGACAGCAACAACAGAGCAACAGATTATGTGGGGATTGGCTTACATCGATAATCGCTATGGCTCACCTTGTGCAGCTTGGTCATTCTTTCAAAGGCATAACTACCATTAAAGAATCATCATTAAGAAACACAGGATCAACTTCTCAATGGAGAAGGTTAAGATTGATGGTGCTCAAACGTGATGGCTATATATGCCAGCGATGTGGAATGGAAGCAACACACGTAGATCACATCATACCTAGACGCTTGATGACTGGTGAAGCAGTAGACTCTCTAGATAATTTACAATCGTTATGCAAGAAATGTAATTTACAGAAAGGGGGTACGTTTTTTGAGAGCGTTAGGACACAGATCGGAAGAGCACA